CGGGTGCGGCGCGGATGGATTTCCAGCAGTCCGGGTCCATCGAAATCGACCACATCCTGTTCAAGGACAACACCGGTTCCACGGTCCCGTTCTTCCAGACCACCAACGCGCAGCCTTACATCCATGACTGCGCGTTCATGGGAAACCAGACCAACCTGTCGTGCAACCAGGACGCCATCTACTTCGGCGGCATCGGGTCCATCACCACGGGCGGCGGGGACAGCGCCCCGTTCCAGGCATACCAGGGTGTCGTGGAACGGTGCTCGTTTTACGGGATCCGCACCGCCTGCTGGGCCAGGACGTACGCGAACAGTGTGTCCATGCGGGACCTGCTGATCGACGGCACCTGCGGGTCCGCGAACATCCTCGCTGTCACTGACGGGGCGATGACCGCGGCGTCCCCGACCCTGACCTGCGCTACCAGTACCCCGTTCACGTCCGGGATGGTCGGCCAGGTGGTCATCGTCGCTGGCGCGGGTCTCGCGAACTGTGGCGGGTACCTTCTCGCCTACATCACCGCATACACGTCAAGTTCTGTGGTGACCTTGTCCTGCAACGCTGTGGCCACCGTCACCGCGGCCACGGTCACCGCCCCGGGCCAGTCCCCGTTCATGATCGGCACCATGAACGCCACATCGGGTGGTGTTGAAGGCTGCCTCATCGACGGCTGCTGCATCGAGCTCAGCCACTACACGCTTGGTGTCCTGTTCATGGCCAGCGTGGGCAACGCGGTCATGGGGTCCGCGATGTGGGACGGCGGGGTGGGGATCTCCCTCATCTCCGTGGGCTGCGTGAACGGCTCAAGCCGCAACACGATCATGATCCCCGAAAACAACATGCCAGCCGGGTCCACGGCCTACGCCACCGACATTGTGTCCACTTCCACCGGAACCGACCTGGTGTTCAGCCCCACCACCACAGGCCAGTTCATCCAGATGCCCACGTTCGGTGTCAACGGCTCTCACCAGCTCAACATGTTCGGCACCGGCGCGGCGGCGGGTAACGCGATCGCGTTCGGCCCGCTCGGCGGCCCAGCCACCGCGTGGATTTACGAAGACGCCGCCAGTAACCTCACGCTGCTCAGCAACGCGGGTGCCTACTACGTGAAAATGCTCGGCGGTTACGGGGCGTGGATGGGTTCCACTGCCGCGTACATGACCATCGGGAACCTTGGCACCGCCAACTGTTACATGGAAGCCGCCGGGTCCGGCGGGTCCGCTGACATCATCATCAAAGCCCAGACCGTCGCCCGCAACATCCAGGTGCAAAGCCACCTGACCGCCTCACCGGGTGTGGCACCGGGGATCGCCGCGAACGCCGCCGCCGGGTCAGGTCCCACCGTGTCCGTCGCAGGAAACGACCAGCGGGGCACCATCACCATCACCACCGGCACGTCACCCACAGCGGGTGATCTGGCCACGATCACGTACACGAACGCGTGGACGCTTACCACACCAGTCGTGACGGTCAGCGGCGACGGCACCACCGCAGCCCTCGCACTTGCCGCCGCGGCGCTCCTGCCATGCACCGCGCTGCGGTCCACGACCCTGTTCCACCTTGCGGTCAGCGGCACTCCCGCCGCGTCCACCACGTACCTGTTCAACTACACCGCCATGGGCTGATGGCCTGCCATCTAGGAGGCCCGCGTTGAGCGATATGCCGGTACGCCGCATCTGGTCCCTGTCCAATTCGGGGATCGGCACGACCATCGCCGGGTCCGGGAACTCGGGCGCATACCAAGTACCAGGACCGCCGCCGTGGACCCCTGACAACATGTCCGCGATCGACCTGCGGTACGTCGATGACGTGTGGCTCGCCGTCACCGTCACCGCGGTCTCCGGAGGGACGCTCACCGTAGGCCTCAACGTGTTCGACGACCTGGGCAACAAATTCAACGTCTTCACGTTCAGCGGCGCGGGGATCCTCAACGCCGCCGGGTCCGCGCAGGTTTCCCTCGGCAAGCACGGCGCCACCACCGGCGGTTACATCGTGTTCCCGGAGTGGGGCCAGGTCGCGTGGACCTGCTCCGGCGGGTCGGTGTCTGGCACTGAGATCGCCTTGTACGGCTCCTGACCGCCGCCCTTCCCTGTTCCGTCACGCCCGCGAGAGGGGCTGCTGAGCCATGGCCAAAAACTGGATAATTTGCCAGTACGACGACGCCGGCTACCCGACGTCACCCGTGTTCGCCCTGCCCCTCACCAATGCGGGGGGAGTGGTGAAAGCGTCCCCCGGCCGGCTCATCAAGGTCATCGTGACCACCACGTTCGCCGGGGCGTCCGGCCTGATGACGTTCTACGACAACGCCTCCGCGGCGTCCGGTGTGGCGCTGCTGGCCATCCCCACCGGCACGGCAGCCGGGACGATCTACTCCATTGACCCGCCCGCCGTCAACGGCATCTTCGCGGGCATCACCGGCACCCTGTCCGCCGGCGCCGTCACCGTCGGCTACAGCTAGACCTGCCCCATCCCCAGACATACCTGAGCCTCGGAAAGGGGCGGCTTCGCCATGGCCAAGCAGCAGATCGCCACCATGTACGACGACGAGGGCTTCCCCGCTACCGCCGCATTCACCGCCGCTATCACAGCGGCCGGAACATCCACCGTGAAAGCGTCCGCCGGGCGCCTGGTCGTCGTCACTGTCATCACCCCCGGCACGGGCATCCTCACGTTCTACGACAACGCCTCCGCGGCGTCCGGGACTGTCCTGCTGGTCATCCCGGCATCACCGGCAGCGGGGACCATCTACAGCGTGAACCTGCCAGCGGTGAACGGGATCACGGTCGTGGCAGCAGCGTCGGCGTCAACGGTGACGATCGGGTACAGCTAATGCCAGAACCGCTGATGCCGAGCGTTGGGCGTATCGTCGGCCACCAGATCCGATAGGATGTTCTAGTACGAATAAGGCCCCGGTACCTGCACTGGCGAGTAACAGGTACCGGAGCGCCAGACCTAGTGTGAGTAGGCCCGACATGCCAAACTCTATCGCCAACCTCGTGGTGAGCCCGAGCGACATCGCACGGTTCTATATCAAGGTTGATGAGGCCAGCGCCAATGGGTGCCGCCTGTGGAATCGCAGCGTAGACGCCAACGGTTACGGCCAGTTTCATCTCAATAGACGGACGGTCAAGGCGCACCTCGTGGCGTGGGCTATTGAGCGCGGGGCGTTTCCGGTAGACCTAGAGCCAGATCACACCTGTAACGTGTGCCGCTGCGTTGCTCCGGACCATATCGAGTGGGTCACTCACCAGGAGAACAATCGCCGCATCGCCTTGCGGGCTACATTGTGCCGTGCTGGACTGCACCGATGGGACGAGCAGGTGCCCGTCATCCGTGCCGCTGGCCGCGAATGCCGCCCGTGCCGGAATGATGGCAAGCGGTCGCGTTACGGGGCGCATCGTGCTCAAGGGATGAGCGCAGTGGAAGCGAGGAATTCGTGACGCCCTCTATTGGGAGAATAGTTCACTACGTCTCGTACGGGACGCCGGGTGGCGAGTACCGGAGCGAATGCCGCGCGGCGATCGTCACCGAGGTACCTGATTATGTGGCCGACCCGCAGACCCTTGGCCTGTGCGTACTCAACCCGACCGGGATGTTCTTCAACCGGAGTGTCCCGTACCACGAGGGTGACATCGGCAACGACCACACGGGGGGCGAGGTGCCGGCGAAGTCCTACCGCGGCGGCTCCTGGCACTGGCCCGAGCGCGTCTAAGCGCAGGTACTCCGGGTGGTCTAGTTGCGCCCATGCCGACACTTCGGCGTAGCAGTCCCCGCAGATCACCTGCGGCTCGTCCGTCCTGATCCACGCCGCTTCGGCCTCGGCTAGTGCTTCCTCGTCCGTACGGGTCTTCTTGAACGTGCCGTGACAGACGTAGCACTCGTAGGTCTCACCCAGGCCGCTCACCAGCGCATCTTCGCACGTAAGGAGGCGCGCTGTGGCCAAGACGATCGCCACCATCGGCGGGATAGCCCTCGCACCGGGAGTCAGCAAAAACCGGCGGCTCTACACGAAGCCAGCCATCGCCGCCGCCGTCGGCCGGGCACAGGAACGCATCCAGTCCGGCCGCCCCATGTCGATGCTGACTTTCCACGGCGCCGACGACAACTCCCGCGAGATCGCCGCCACCCTCACCTCCGTACGGCTCGACGAGGACGGCAACGCCCGCTTCACCGCATCGTTCACCGACACCGACGCAGGCCGGGATATCGCATCGCTTGTGGACACCAGTGACGGCAAGCCGGCTCACCTGGACGGGGTTTCGATCAGGGGCGCGTGGATGGGGACGATCCGGAAGATCGCCGGCCCGGATGGTGCCCCGGTGGAAACCGCCGATGATCTGGAACTCGACGGGCTCGACTTCACCCGGTCACCTGGTGTCGGCAACGCCCGGGTGGACACCTTCGCGTGGGCTGGCAAGCCCGGCCAGACGGAGACCACGGAGCGTGTCCTCATCACTGAAAGCGTTCAGGAGGCGCGCGTGACGCCCATCACCGAAGAGACCACGGGAACGGTCACAGGGCCTCCAGAAGCCGTACGGGAAGCGCTGGCGGCCTTCCTGCCCGAGCCGACCCATCTGCTGGTGAACGGCGAGTGCATGCCGTGCTCAAGCGCCCGCGGCGAAGTGGACGAGGCCGCGTTCCCGATGGGCAAGCGCACCAGCGGGACTCAGGGCCCTGGCGGGCCGTTCGCGGACCCCGGCTATCAGGCGGACAAGAAGCCCCGGTACCAACTCGATTCGAAGCTTCACGCGAAAGCGGCCTGGTCGTACGTAAACCAGGCCGCGAACGCCGCCAAGTACAGCGGCCCGCAGCTCAAGCGGGTCAAGGGCCGGATCATGAAGGCCCTCAAGTCGTTCGGCGTGACCGTCACCGCCGAAGGCTGGACGATCGACCCCGCCTGGCAGGTCACCGAGACCGTCCGCGAGTACATGGGCGACAGCATGGCCGCCGGGCAGACGGCCGGCTCGTGGTGCGTACGGGCTTCCAACGGCCCGGTGTCCATCGACCTCTCGAGCTACTGCATGGATCCCGCCGACCTGGACGTGATCCTCCGCGCCGCCGCTGGCGCTGCCTGTGACGCCCTCGCTGCCCTGGACCCCGACATGGACGGTGACGTGGACGTGGCCGGTGCGGGAGCGAAGTCCGACCCGGACCATGACGCGCGTGGTGAAAGCGCACCCGACGACGGCCCGGTCACAGAGACCGCGGACACAACCCCGGCTGAGGCCGGCCAACAGGAAGAGGGGGAGGCTCCCATGACGGAGACTGCCACCGTTACCCCGGCGGCCGAGGCTGCGCCGGTCACACCAGCACAGGACGTCATCGCCGAAGCGGTCAAGGCCGCGCTTGAGCAGGACCGCGCCGACAGGCAGGCCCGGAAGGCTGCGAAGCGCGCAGCGGCGGCACAGGCCGCACCCGTGGTCCCCTTGGCAGCAGAGACGGCTTCCCCCGCCGCTGCCGTCACCGAAACCGCAGACGAGCGGATCGCCCGGCTCGTCGAGGAACGGTCCGCAGCCCGGATCGCCGCCGAGGTGCCGCAGGTTCCCGCGCCCGTCACTGAGACGGAGGACGCCCGCATCGCCCGCATGGTGGAGGAACGCGTCATCGCCGCCAAGCAGGAACTCATGGCCACAGGTGGCGGTCCCGGCCGTAAGGGCCTCGTCGAAGAGCACACTGCCCGGGTTGGCGGGGAAGCGCCGCTGAACTCGCACGGCCTGCCCGCGGGCTGGCCCGACAAGGAGTTGCACCAGTACAGCCCGGACGAACTGGCGCAGTACGCCGGGCCGGTGCTCGACCAGCACATCATGAAGGGCCGCGCGGTTACGGACGTGCTCGCATGAGGGGCCGGTTCGTTCTTCTCGCCGCCGGGCTTGTCGCGGTCATCCTCGCCGCGGGCTGCACAGCCAGTCTCGCTGCGAACTCCACGCCAGCAGCCAAGGCGGCCCTCGCCACCTTGTACGCCTGCCGCAGGCTGAGCAACGGCGACGTGTTCCTGTGGCGCTCCTGCCCGAAGGGTTACACCAAGTTCACGTGGCCAGCCCCCGGCCCGAAGGGTGCCACTGGCGCAACCGGGCCTGCGGGTCTTACCGGACCGCAGGGTGCGGCCGGTCCCGCCGGGCCGTCGTTCGCTGCCACGTTCAAGCTGACCCTCCCCGGACTGCGTCACGAGACGTGCAAGGCCGCGACCTCGGCCGGGAAGATCACCGCGATCACCTGTGTCAGCACCAAGCGTCACGCCTGACGTTTCATCCCGCATCACCCTGACCGCCGTCACCTGACGGTGCCTTCCGTGCGGCAACGGTCCATCCACATGCCAAACGGAAGGACCCGTTGTGCCTAGTGAACTGAGAGAGGCGCTGAACGCCGCCGGCGCATCCGCCCTCATCCCGAAGATTATCGACCCGATTCTGCTGGAATACCAGCGCAGGTATTCGCCATTGGTCCGTGCCATTCCCATGCAGCAATGGCAAGCGGACCAGTACTACTTCAATCAGCGCACAGCCGTCGCGTCTGGCGGCTTCGTTCCGGACGGTGGCGCACGCCCCGTAAGCAACTCCACCTACGTGCAGCTTTCCTACCAGATGAAGCACGTCGAATCTGTCGGCGCTGTCACCGGATACGCGCAGGAAGTCACCCGCCAGGTCATCGGGGACTTGCGTCAGACAGAAATCCAGGGCGCAATCCGCGGCTATTACTGGGATGTGGAAGCGGGCTGCCTGTGGGGCAATGCCGCATCGACCCTGAATCAGGCGCAACCGCAGTTCGACGGCCTGGACACGCTGGTCAGCGACTTCACGTCCGGGTACAAGAACAGTCTCGACAAGGCCGGGAACACGCTGACCCTCGCATTCCTCGACGAACTCATCGACATGGTCGAAATGAACGCGGCCATGCCGGTGTTCGACGAGACGTGGATGATCGTCCTTTCGTCCACGGCAGCGAGCAAGGTGGCGCAGCTTCTCACCAACCAGCAGCGTTACGAGTCGGTCACTGTCGCCACCGGCCTTATCGTGCCGACGTACAGAAATATACCGTTGGTCAAGACGTCGTTCCTGGCGTCGCGCGGGTACTCGATGGGGACCGTGACCGGCGCTCCGGGCCTCATCAATACCGGTTCGCTCGGGAACGCGGCCACCTACAAGTACGTGGTTAGCCCGGTCATCTCCCGGCAGGGCGAGACCATCCCGTGCGCGGAAGTGTCCGTGACCACGAACACGACCCTGACGTCGATCGTCCTGTCGTTCACGCCACCAACCGGCCAGGACGGGTTGAGCCCGATCCTCTACAAGGTCTACAGGACGGCGGCGGCCGGCGCGGCCGGCTCGGAGACGTTCCTCGGCTACGTTGACGCAACGGTGGGCCTGGCCTCGGACGGCGTTACGCCGGTCGTGACCAACCAGATCGTGGACACCGGGACCGCGCTGGTACCGCAGCAGTCCAGTGGATCAGTTGTGCCGGCAATCCTGCCGATCATCTACTACGGCACCAACACGTCATTGCTGCCCCCGGCCGCCGGTCAGGAGAACCTGTACCTGATCAGCCGGGACCGGAACAACGTTGTCCGGCCGTACGTCCGGGAAGCGAAGCCTGTGGATATTTACCCGACCACTTCTTCTCCGGATACACTTCCGTACGCTTTGATAGGTGACATGAGTTTCGCGGTTCGGGCCACTCGTTTTTGTGGCCGTTTGACTCGCGTCTCGACGGCAGTGTAAAGGGCCTCTGACCTGCGGCTTTACCAACTCACCAGCATTCAGCTGTACCCAAGTCGCCTTTAGCGGGGAATGCGGTATAGTAGGCCACGTAAAGGCCCCGGAGCCTGTGTGCACAGGCCCCGGGGCGTGGCCGAACCTGGTGAGAGGTCCGACAGTGGATCAGAGTACTATCGCTCGCTTCTGGAGCAAAGTTAACCCGAACGGCCCCATCAACGATGCACGCCCCGAACTCGGCCCGTGCTGGCTCTGGCTGGGCGAGCCCGGATCACGGGGCTACGGCTTCTTCTGGTACGAGGGCAAGAAGCGCCTCGTTCACCGCTGGTCGTGGGAACTGTTCAAGACCGCCATCGCGGACGGGCTGGTCATCGACCACCTGTGCCGGAACACGATGTGCATTCGCCCGGATCATCTGGAGCCGGTCACCGACCGCGTCAACATCCTGCGCGGCGAAGGCCCGGCCGCCCGGAACGTGCTGGCCACGGAATGCTGGAAGGGTCACCCGTTCGACTTCGAGAACACCTACTGGTACCCGAACGGCGACCGTGGCTGCAAGACGTGCCAGAGGGAACGCACACAGGAGTGGCGGGGCAAGAATGATCCGCCATCGGGTCTCGGCAAGGGCGGCCACCAGCGGGCCAAGACGCACTGCCCGGCCGGCCATGAATACACGCCCGAGAATACGTACAACCAGCCCGGCGGCGGGCGGCAGTGCCGCCTCTGCGTGCGGATCCGCAACCGGGAAGCGCAGCGCCGGAAGCGTGCGGCGGCCAAGGCTGCCGAGTCAACCGCCCTGTTCTAGGAAGTAGGGGAGCGCGGGTCCGGCTGACCCGGCCCCGCGCCTCCATCTGCAAGCGAATCACTAGGAGACCACCATGAAGCTGACCAAGGCCAACGGCGGCTGCGTCGTAGCCGGCTACGAGTGGGAGCACGACGGCGACACGATTGAGGTTCCTGACGACCTCGCCAAGGAACTCCTCGCCATCCGCGGGCACGACTTCTCCGTCCCTGACGACCAGGGCGACTACATCGAGGACTCCGGCCCCCGTAAGGCAGCCCGTGAGCAGGTAGCAGCCGACAGGCGGCCCGACACGCCCTTCCACGAGGAAGGGCAGCCGGGTCACGAGCGGGCACTGTCGGAGTCACCTGTCCCGGAGGTCGGGGACCGGGTGGTGGAAGGAGCGTCTACCGCGTTCCCGTCACAGGCCGGACCGCTGGGCGAGTCACCCACGGCTGGGGGCAGGGCCGTACGGGGGACAGGTAGGACGGAGGCGCAGGAAGCGGCCGAGAGCAAGGGCGAGAAGGGCAAGAGCGGCACCGGAGGGAAGAAGTAGGCGCTACCTCGCGTGGTCGAAGGTGCGGCCGAACAGCGCGCGCTCCATGCCGGCGATCTGGGCGTAGTCGGGGCGGCGCAACTGGGCGCGGTCCCGGCGGATGACGCGGGTCGTGACAACCATCAGTGCGGCCAAGCACGGGATCATGAAGACCGCGCAGGCGGCGTAAGCGTACAGATGCAGGCGGGCATCCACCCAGATCACGAAGATCTCGATGGCGATCCCCATGAGCTGGAAGCCGCGGGCTAGCCGCAGGTAACCGAGAAGCTGCCGCCTGTTCTCAAGGTCCACGCTGCGATCATCCCACCTGCGGGGGTGTCGCCGTGGCCGACAGCCCGACCCCGTTGTGCGATGCCGCGCAATTCAGTGAAGGGCCGTTCGGCGACCTCGCGGCGTTTTACTCGCCCACCGCCCTCGCTGATGTCCTCATCGAGGCCACCCGGATGTGCGAGAGCGAGACCTCCCGCCGCCTGGCGCCGTTCACCGTGACGGAGACTCACCGGGCGTCCGTCATCGACCCCGACGAATACAGCGACAGCGCCAACATCCCGATGGACATCCAGTCCACGTTGGGCGCTTCCTACGCGCAGGCGATCGGCGCGTCATCCCTCGTACGGCATGTGTGGGTGGACGAGTGCGCGGTGCGGTACCCGGACATGTGGGCCTACTCGAACGTGGGCGTGACGATCATCCGGTCGTACGGCGGGACGCAGGGCCTCAACGTGGGGCAGATCCTGAACGGGCCGGAACCGGACACCGGGCACCTGTGGTTTCAATTGGGATTGTTCATGCCCATCGGCAGCCGCATACAGGTGACCTACTCGGGGGGATACACGGTCGCCGTGCCTGCCGATCTGGTCAGGGCGTGCAAGTTCATGGCCGCGTACCTGATTGTGCGGGAATTGAATCCCGCTGCCAGTGACCATAACCCCGAAGAATTGCATGTGGATGCCCTCATGCGCTTGGCGCCTTATACGAGGGCCTGAGCTGCGGAAACGCGGTAACAACGTCAACTGGCCGGCGTTCGCCCATTCCTGCGCGGTAGTCGTCCAGCGCTTGCGTGCTCGCGGCGAGTTGGAATGCCGTGAAGTCCATTTCACCAAAAGGCACCGGCTGGCCGTCCGCGCACTTAGCCGTGGCGTCTGGTGTGAGACCGGCCCGCGATTCGCCGTCGAACCGGAGGTCATGTCCGGCAGGCAAGTCGGCCCAGTTCACTTGGCACGAGGGGCAGCGCCATCCGTTCGCCTCGCATTGCGCGCGCATGGCATCACGCTCAGGGGTGTTGCTCACCCGCTGATCATCCCGCATTCGGGGAGCCGCCGTGAAGACACCGGCCTCCGTCAAGGCTTCCGCCTCAGCCCGGACCACCGCAGCGAAGGCGGCAGCCTCTACCGCCAGTGCCACAGCATCGGCCGGGGCGAAAGCGGCAGCAGCGAAAACGGCGGCGCAGACCGCCAAGACCACCGCAGCGGCCACCGCATCCAAGACGGCCAGCGCCAAAGCTAAGGCCACCGCGTCAGCGACCGCACGGGCGACCGCGCACAAGACGGCGGCGGCGTCAGCGGCGAAGACAGCGGCAGCCACAGCCCGTGCCACGGCGTCGAAGACGGCGAGCGCGACCGCCCGCCAGACCGCGCATGACACGGCGAGCAAAACGGCTGCGGCCACCGCCCACGCCACCGCCTCCAAGACCGCCAGCGCCACGGCGAAACTGACCGCGCACAACACCGCCAGTGCGACGGCGAGGGCGACCGCGCACGCCACCGCTTCCCGTACGGCGAAGGCCTCCGCGCACAAGACCGCCTCAGCGACCGCGAAAGGGCTGGCGTCCAAGACTGCGGCAGTGAAAGCGGCAGGCAAGACAGCGGCGGCAGCGGTGAAACCCACCCTGGCCCGGCCGTCCCTCGGCGCGCAGTGGGTGGCCTGCAACGAGATCCTGCCCTGCTGTTCCTCCGTCGCCGCAGCGAACTCGCTCCTGGCGCTCACAGGGTGGCGGGCCGCCGACGACGACGTGTACGCGCTCCACTTCGCCGCCGGGGGCACCGAGGACGAGGGCCCGGTGCTGGCTGACGTGATGGAAACGCTGGCCGTACGCGGGCTGGCAGGCATCCGGCCATCTACGGCCTATACGACTGACGCGTTCCCTGACGGGGCTGTGGCGGCCGTACTGGTGCCGGGGTGGGAGTGGCACTGCGTGGCGGTCACGGGGGGCCTGGCGGCGTCGTGGGGCGTCCTGCTGGACGGGGAAGTGCTGGACTACGCACACGAGGTGTGGGCGCTGGCCTGGTGAGAGCGGGGGCCGGCAGTGGCCGATTTGCTCTGCCTTGCCTGCGGTAACCAGACCAGCACCGACGAGGCACTGAACGCCTGCCCGGCGTGTGGTGATACCGGATTCCCGCCCGCCGATCTTGCCGACACGGTAACCGTCACCCTGACCAAGCGTGAGTTGCGCATCCTCACCATCTGGGCCGAGAACTGGGCGCGGCAGTGCGGCGAACCCGCCATGAAGGCCATGGGCGTCATCCTGCTGCGGCTAGCCACGCAGACCGACGTGGCCCTGACGCTCAGCCAGGAGATCGCGGACGTACGCGCCGCGTTCCCGGCTTCCGAGGTAACAGTGCACCGCGCCGATGGCACCGAGATGGACGTGTAGGGAGCGCCGTGGCTACCGGAGTCGCCTCCACCGGCACCGACACGGTTGTCACCCGTGAGACGGCGTGGCTGCGCAACGCCACCGACGCGCTCCCGTCGCTGCTGGCGGCGAATGGCGGCCCGTTCGGCGTGATCCAGTCGTACTGGGCGCGCACACCGCACACCCAGGTCCCGCAGTTGTACGTGACCCGCTCCGGGTTCGAGGACCAGCACCCCCTGTCGCAGCGTTACCGGCCGCAGCATGAGATCGTCCTGCAGATCATCTGGCCCGTACGGCAGACATCCTCACCGCTGGCCGAGAACGAGCAGCAGGCACTGGACTCCGCGATCGAGCTGCTGATCCAGCGGATACGAGGGCCGCTCGGGGACAAGACTCATGGCGGGTCGTTCCTGTCCGCCGGGCAGGTGCCGGAATCGCCGCCGCCCGTCGTCAGGTTCGGGGACGCCGAGCAGTCCATCGACGCGAGCAAGGCGCTCAGGGCGACCGTTACGTACCGGATCGATGACGACGAACTTAATGGCTGACGGTCGCGCCCCAGTGCTCGGCGTAGCCCTCGCGGTACTTGTAGGCGCTGGCGAGATGGCCCACAGCATCACTGATCGCGCAGACCGCTGCCCCTAGCGCCGGACGGTCCGCTGGTTCTGCGGCCCAGAGGTCATACAGGCCGAGGATGCCCAGCTTCGCCTCGCAGTCAGCGATGGCATTGCGCGGGTCATGGCAGGCGATGTGCTCGAACTGCGCCTCGTTCGGCCGCCCCTCGTCGTAGACCACGGGCTCCGACATGCCATAGGGGTCCTCGTCGCTGATCAGGTGGCCGACCGGGTAGGACGTCCCATCTACGTAGGTGTCCATGCGCCGCCACCAGTGGCCATCACTGCCATCGGCCGCCGTCTCGGCTAGCACCTTGTCGCCCTCGATGACCTGCCGCAGCCACGCCACGGCCTCGCTCATGGCCGGTCACCTGCACCGTGGACCGGGCACCACAGGTGGTAGGCGGGCGTGAACTCGTCGTCCAGATGTGAGCACCGGCACGCTCTGGCGCGGTCACGCTTATGCGCCCGGCTCGCCGCGACGTACAGCGCGGTTGAGATGCCAAGGACTGGCAGTGCGAACAGGAGTATCCAGCCATCGGGCCAGTAAGGCGGGATGGCAATCGCCGCGATCGTGGCCGCCCACCCTATGACCAGCGCGACCAGAGCCTGACGGCGGACCCTGCGGACTTTCGCGCCAAGGCCGGCCAGGAGTTCGTATTGCCGGCCGAGCGCGTCATCAAGGTCGCCCATCTCGCTCACCGGGCGACCTCCCACGGCAGCCGTGCGCGGCAGTCGGTGAGGACGTGGCTTAGCCCGCACCTCACGCACGGGGGCAAGTGCTGCCACCACCTGCGGTCGTCAGCCATGCACGCCACCTTACCCAGCCAACCCGGAGGTGCCCGTGCGCCAGCAGAGCAACAGCGCCTACCCGCTCAACAGCCTTGACCTCGGCCGGACGATCGGCCCGTACGAGACGTTCGAGCACGACGTCCTGATCGCCGGCTGCGTGGACCTGGACGCGGACAAAGACGCGGACAGCGGCGAGGGCAAAACAGGGGCCGAAATCGAGTCTGGGCAGGTCAGCGGCACCACGCCAGCGGACACCGAGCAGGACGCGAACGCTGAGGAGACCTCCGCATGACCTTTCTCAGCAGGCTCGTAAAACTGGGCATGGGCAAGGAGTCCACCCAGTACACCTACACCGTCCCCACGGTGTCGATCCCGTTCACCACCGCCTCGTTCACAGATGACATCGCCCAGCTGCGGGACGAGTCGGTGCGTGCCTCGGACACGGTGCTGACCGGCCTGCAAGGCGGCCCGTGGCACACGACATGGGATTTGGAAGTCAACGCGTATGCTGACATTACGGGGCATTTCCTGCGGGCGATGATCGGCCCGGACACGGTCACCGCCGGCGTGTCCACCACACTCACCACGAACTCGCTGATCAACGCCACGTCCCTGTCGCTCACCGCGACAGTGCCGTCGAACTCGGTCCTGCAGATCTCGGACACTGCCGGGGCTCACCTGGAGTACGTGAAGATCGGCACGGTCACCGGCTCCGGGCCTTACATCGCGCCGATCGTCACCGGGGGCGGCTCCGGGTTCAACTCGGCGAAGTACGCGCACACCGCCGCCGGGGGGAGCGTGATCTCCCAGTCCACGCACGTCTTCACGCAGAACCGCACCTTCACCACCGTGTGGCCCACCTACTCGTTCACCACCGACGACGGCGCCGACCAATTGGGCTGGCCCGGCCAGGTGTGCAGTGACATGCAGATCAAGATTGACACCAAGGGCTTCGTGACCATGTCCCCGAAGTTCATGGGGTTCCCGAGCGTCGCGGAGGCCACGTTCGCGTACGCGGCGAGCGCCGCTCAGCCGGTCGTCGGCTGGAGCTGGACCGTCACCAACGGGGGGGCGGCGTCCACGCGGGGCATCAGCTTCGACATCACCCTCAAACGCGCCACGGAGCCCATCTTCTCGTCCACGGGATTGCAGGCGCCGCGGGAGGTGTTCCCCGGGCCGCTGGAAGTGGACGGCACGTACAAGGCGATCTTCGAGAACTCGGCGGACGTGAACCTGTACATCCAGGCCAACCAGCTCCCGACCGTTCACACCCTGTCCCAGCCGGTCACGTCGGGGGGGGCGGTGATGGCGATCACGATGAGCCAGTCGGGGTACACGAGCGCCAAGCGTGACCTGGGGCAGCCATACGTCCAGGCGGACTACGGCATCTCAGGGATCAACAACACCACCGATGGTGGCGTGGCGTCCGTTTCCTTGATCAACAGCGTCGCCACTGCGTACTGACAGAGCGTTACCACACCGTCACACCAGTAGGGGGTACGCCATTCCATATGCCAACCGGGTCATCACCCTGACCTTCGACGACCTCAGCGACGACCCGGAAGACAAGATCTGGGTCACGATGCGCAACCCCCGCCTTGTCCCGCTGGACGAGATGCGCGGCAAGGACGCCGAGGAGATCACCCTCGGCCCGGACGGCACCCCCACTGACACGGACGCCGCCACCCGCTCCGGGTACGCCACCCTCGCCCGCCTCATCGTCGGCTGGCATGTGTACGACGCCAGCGTGATGCCCGAACTCAACGCCGCCGGGGAAGACGTGTCGGTGCCCGTACTCCTGCCGCAGGCACCCGTCACCGCCGCTACCGTGGCCAAGCTGCCGTCGGTGATCCTGACCCGGCTGATGGAAGAAATGGCGGCCGGCATAAACCCTCCGCGGACCCCGGCGAGCCAGGAGGGTACTGGGACACCGTCCTAGGCCCGTGTGAGTCCATCTACGACGGGACATGGTCGGGGAACGTCCCGCCGCCGCAAGAGTGGGTTCACTACGAATTGATGAAGGAAATGGGCTGGTCGTGGAAGGCGCTGCAAGAAACACCGCCGTACGTGCAGCGGTACTGCATGGACATCTCCGGTATCCGGCGCAAGTGCGAGGCGGATCACGTGCGGAGGCGCAGCCGTTAGCCGGACTCACTGATCGTGCGGTGCGGGACCGTTGAGCAGGCCGGCCTTCACTGCGTCGGCGCGATCAACCGGTGGCCTGCGCACGGGGCATTCCAGGGTCACGACGACTGTCTGCCAGTCGGCCGACTCGGGCACCTCGTGCTGGTTCCCAGGGTCAAGGATGCCGCCCGTCACGAACCTGACTTCCTCGTGCGGTAGTGCGATGGGCACGTAGCCCTGGCGGGTGATCAGATCCAGCAGGTCGCGCCGCATGTGCTGCCGCAGGTGGTCGCGGTACCCCGGATGCTCCCACTGCGGCCGGTGAGCGATCCGCCTGCCTGTCACCACGTCGTCGTAGAACGAGCACGCCGCTTCGGCCATGAGCCGCGCTGCGTATTCGCCAATGCCCCAGCCTCGCTCACGGGCAATCCGCTCAACGGCTTCCGCCGCGCTCCGTGCCGCTGGCGTCACGCCCAGACCATCCCGCTGGTTAGGTCATCAGAGCCCGTCACGATGATCGCTGACCGGTCATGGCCAGGGGCCGACAGGTAAATCTCCCGAAAGTCGTCGGCCTCCTGCCAAGTGCGCGTGCCGTAGGTGCCATTGTCCCGGCCGCAGCACGTCAACTGGACCAGCCAGCCAAGAGATTCGCTCATCCCCTGATCATGCCGCACCCGGGAGGTTCCCGGTGAACGCCGCCCAGGAAGTCGCTGACCGCCTGCGGGCCGTCGCTGCCAAGGTGGAATCCGACGCGCCACGGGCAAGCGTGCAAGCCCTCTCCCGTGCGGGGGAAACGATGACCAAGCTGACCCTGTCCACGGGGGCGCACGCGCTGGGGACGCCGACACCCAACCCGCCAGGAGGGCCGCCAGGGCTCATCTCCGGGGCGCTGCGGCGGTCGGTGGCACGCACCCCGGCCGCGCCCACGGGGCCTGCTACGTGGTCGCAGGCGCTCGGGTCGGTCATCATCTACGCCGCCGTGCAGGAGTTCGGGGCGACGATCCGCGCGAAGAACTTCCCGCAGCTCGGGAATCCGACCGCAGGGTTCTTCGGGCCGCAGGTGACAATCCCCCCGAGGCCGTGGATGAAGATCAGCGTTGAGCGGCTGATCGAGTCGGGGCTCGGGCAGAAGGCGGCCATCTCCGGGTTCGAGGCGGTACTGGACCTCTAGGCGTGCGGGGGTGAAACCCCGTGCCTGGTGGCTTCACGCCCGTCGTCCAGGAATTTGCCGTTAACGCAAGTGCCTACCTGTCCGGCGTCGAAGAGATGATCACGGCGACGGACGACCTTGCCGCCTCCATCGACGCCGCGGCGGAAGCCTCAGCCCGCCTCGACGAAACCGGGGCTGGCGGCGGAGCGGCAGCGGCCAGCGATGACGCAGCAGCAGAAGCTGCGACACGGCTAGCCGAGGCGGAGGAACGCGCCGCCGCCGCCGCCACCGAAGCCGCGGAAGCCCAGGAACGGGTCATTGAGGCCAACGACGCCACTGCCGTAGCAGCGGATGACGCCGCAGTGGCGATCGACCGGCTCGCCGAAGCTGCGGACGCCGCTGTCGCTGGCCTTGACGAGGCTGCCGTGGCCGCTGACCGGATGGCGGTCGCAAGCGGGGAAGCCGGGACCGCAGCCGAAGGTGCCGGCGCTAAAACGGCCACGATGGGGTCCGGGTCGAAGATGGCGTTCCTCGCCGTCGGTGCCGCCATCGCCTACTCGGTGGACAAGGCCGCGAAGTTCCAGACCCAGATGACGATGCTGAACACCCAGGCCGGGGTGTCCCAGTCCAAGATCAAGGGACTCGGCAACGCCGTCCTGCAACTCTCCGGGCAGGTTGGGGAAAGCCCCACATCGCTCGCGCAAGCCCTCTACCACGTCGAATCATCCTTCGAGTCGGTCGGTATTACTGGCGCGAAAGCGATGGAGATCCTGAAGACCGGCGCGGAAGGCGCACGGGTCGGCGGGTCAGACCTGGTCGACACGCAGAACGCGCTTGACGCAGCGGTTGTTTCCGGGGTCAAGGGCACGCAGAACTACAGCCAGGCGATGGGTGCACTGAACGCCATTGTCGGCCAGGGTGACATGACCATGCAGGATCTGGTCACCGCAATGGGCACCGGTATTATGGCTTCCGCCAAACTTTATGGCCAGTCACTTGACCAGGTCGGCGCGGCTCTCGACACATTTGGTGACAATAATATTCGCGGCGCTAAAGCGGCGACTGACCTGCGGATGTCGTGGCAGGCCATGCTTGCGCCGATCAAAACAGGTGCCCCGGAACTGGCGGGCCTCAATCTGTCCATGACCCAGCTCGGCGACACGATGGAACACCATGGCCTGACCGCTGCGCTCGCCGAGTTCGTTGACCACCTGAAGGCCGCGAAAATCCCCATGTCTGACTGGGGCCGCGAGATCACCGACATTTTCGGGAAACGCGCCGGCGCCGGCATCGGTGTCCTGGTTGATCAGCTAAGCCGGGTGCAGGGCAAACTCCCGAAACTCGCCGCTGGTGCTAATGAGTTCGGTGCGGCGTGGGCGAACACGCAAAAAACGGTCGGCCAGCAATGGGCAGATCTGAAATCATCTCTTGACGCTCTGGCCATCAGGTTCGGCGAAGTCCTGCTGCCTGCCGTCACGAAAATTGTCGGCGCGCTGGCGAAGTTTTTCACGATGCTGCAGAAATACCCGGTCATCGCCGCTGCGGCCGGGGCTGTCCTTGTCCTCGTCGGCGCGTTCAAGATGCTTGAAGGCGTTGAGGCGATGCTTGGTGTCATCACCGACGCCGAGCCGTGGATGTGGGTTCTGATCGCCGTCATTGCCCTCGCCGTCGGCCTGTACGAGCTTTACAAGCACTGCAAGGCCGTACGGGACGCGGTTGCCGACCTAGCCAATTTCTTCAAGGCCGCATGGGCTATGGCGATGCGCGCAGCCGGGGCGGTCATCACCTGGTTCGTGAACGGCCCGCTCGCGTTCATCAAGCAGCAGATCGCGGCGTTCACGAAATGGTGGCAGCAGAACCATAAAGAGATCGAGGAAGTCGCCAAGGTCGCGTGGGCGCTGATCAGCGGGATCGTCAGGATCGCGATGACCGTCATGGTCATGGACATCAAAATCGGCCTCGCCGTCATCGTGGACATCTGGCAGGTCGCATGGGGCCTGGTCCGCGACATCGTTAAGACTGTCTGGAACGTGATCGCGGCCTACGTCCGGTTCGCGATGAACATGGTCCGGGACACGATCGCACTGACCCTCGACATCATCACCGGGCACTGGTCGAAAGCCTGGGCCGACCTGAAGAAACTCGCTTCCGATGCCATCCATGGCGTCATCTCCGTTATCAGTGCCCTGCTGTCCGGGTTCGTCGGGACCATGGCCGACCTGGGCCGGAATCTGATCCTCGGGTTCATTCACGGGATTGAGTCAATGGCCGGTGCGGTCACCTCGGCGGCTGAGTCGATCGCGAAGTCGGCGATCAATGCGGTCAAAAGTGCGCTCGGGTCACTGTCGCCGAGCAAGAAAGCGCATTACGAGGGGCAGATGTTCGCGCAGGGCCTCGTCAACGGCATGGATTCCAGCCAGGGCCTTGTCGGGGCGGCGGCGGGACGGCTGGCTTCCGCGATGACAGCGGGCGCTCACGGGTCCATAGCGGGCGGGGCAGGTGGCGCTGGCAACGCGTCAGTGGTATTCAACCTGACCGTCAACGGGCTCATTGGCAATCAGCAGGAACTCGCCACCGCGCTCATGCCCGTGATCCAGAAGGCCACATTGCAATTCCAGAGAAGGAACTCAAACAATGGCTTGCAGCTAGCTGGCCGTTAAGGAGCACGGGATGGCAGGCACCGCGAAGCCCGCGCAAGGCGCGGCAGCTAAGCCCAGCGGCAAGAAGGCCGCGCCAGCGAAAGGCACGGCCAAGAAGGCGTTCCCTGGTGCCGCGAAACCGTTCGGCAAGAAGGCGGCACCGAAAAAGCCTTGACCGCCTGACCCTTTCCCTCTCACCCCCGGCCGCAACGACCGGGGGTTTTCCCGTGTGCGCACATAAGGAGCAGTAATGGCCATCGTTGACACCTATACGGCCCGTACCACCGGTACGACAGTGAACGCGTCGACGTGGACGCCGATCCTCGGCCTTCAGCCCGCCACCACGAAGCGTGTGTTCGTCGTCGGCATCCGCATCGACATCGGTGTCACCACGGCCGCCGCTGGCGCTTCGGTCCTGTTCCAGTTGATGCGCCCCGGTAACTCCGGCTCGATCGTCGGCACGTCCGCGATCACCCCGAACCCGCACGACCCCGCCGCGCCGGCGTCTCTCGCCACGTCGTACGCGACATGGTCAACGGCGCCGACAACGGGACTGGTCCTGTGGGAGCAGGAACTGCCGTTCACCACCGGCTCAAGCTGGGAGGAGTTCCCGCCGTCCGGTTACGAGTGGGTCGTCCCCACCACGGCAGCGTTCGGCCTGGTGGTCGCGGTCACCTGCTCGACGGCGAACTCGACACCGTTCTACACGGACCTGGTCTTCACCGAGTAACAGCGCTGCGGGGAAGCGGGTGCGGACGAAACTGAACCCCGCCTGGGCGGCTTACAGGCAGGCCACCACGTCGATGCTGGTTCCCGTCTACCAGTACCCAACCCTGGGAACGTTTTACGCCACCTGCAACCAGCTCGCGCCCGTGGTGAAGTACGTGGTTGCCAACCCGGCGTCCGGGCCGGGGTCAAGCGTGGACCCCAGCTACGCGGCGGCGATCAGTGCGGCGCAGGCGGCGGGGATCACTGTCCTCGGCTATGTGGACACCGATTTCGCGCTCGGCGGGGTCACCCTCGCCACGGCGGAAGCGAACGTCACCGAATGGAACGTTCTGTACCCCGGTGTGACGTCCATTTTCATCGACCGGGCGTCGAGTCTCACCGGCGTTGAGACGTCCTACTACCAGCCGCTGTGCGCGCAGATCCATGGAGTCACCGGGGCGGTCGCCGTACTGAACTTCGGCAGCGTCCCCGACCAGGGGTATATGGCATTCACCGACATCGCGGTGATCTTCGAGAACGACTACATGAACGGGTCGTGGGCGTCGTTCCTCGCCTCAGTGCCGTCATGGGTGGGCACGTATGCGGCGTCCCGGTTCTCGGCGCTCGTGTATGACGTGCCGCTGCCTTTGTACATGCAGATGGTCCTTGCTCAGTCGCAGGCGGCGAACATCGGCAACGTCTACGTCACCGACCAGTCCGCGTACGCGTTCAACCCGTGGGGCGCGCAGGCGGCGTACATGGCTGCCGAAGCGGCAACGCTGGCTGCCCGGTAAACCACCCCCTATCCCTCACCCGCTCTAAAAGTGGATTTCTGTTTACGGAAATTCACTTTTGCGCTAGGCCCCACACGGGGCTTTTTTCATGTCCTCGTAAGGAGTGGTCCTGTTGGCGCTCGGACGTGTATACACAGTTGACTCCGGGCTGATCACACTGGCCGCCACCACCCAGACCCTGATGCTCGCGGCGACAGCACCATCAACGGCGACCTGTGACATTCAGGCCATCCGGATCGGCCTGGCGTCCGGGTCCGGGGTGTCTTACCCGGCGAACGGCACTGTCGCCTGCGGCTTGTACCGCAACACCGGTGCCCGTACAGCTGGGCTGGCCCTGACCCCATCCCCGCATAACACGGGGGACGTCGCGGCGCAGACATCGTGGTGGTCCGGTTCGACGGCGATCACCGGGTTCACCATCGGCACCGCACTCCTGTGGAACATGGTGCTCCCGTTCACTGCCGGGGCGAACTGGGGCGAGTGGGTCACACCCGGCGCTGAATGGCGTATCCCCATCAGCGCTTCCGCTGGTATCTGGCTGACCTGCTCGTCGGCGGGGACGGCGACCCAGTTCCAGATCGAGGCCGTGTTCTCGGAATGACCCTCGCCCTGCTCGGCAGCCCGGCGCAGTCGTATTACACGTCCGTCGGCTACGGCCCTGACGTCATCTGCCCGCAGCAGGTCAACGGCAGTTCCATGATCGTGCTGGGGGTGGTGTTCGCCCTCACCGCCGGGGCGCTGACCACCTCGTCCGGGGTCACGTCAGTCACCGACAACACCGGGGCGCCGTGGGAGTTCTCGCCGGCGAACAGCCAGTTCCCGCCGTCGGTCTACTCAAGCGCTTTCGGTGGGCTCGTCACGTTCGTCGCATGGCGGGTGAACGCCGCACAGGTCACCTCGGTCACATTGCAAACCGCACAGTCAGGCAACGACTGGTGCATCGTCGTCCTCGAAACCGCCGGGGTCCTCGTCGCCAACGCCGGGACCACAGCAGCGGGAACAGGAACCGCCTGCACAGGAAGAGTGCCGCTCGCCAACGCCGGGGACCTCACCGTCGCCGCCGCCGCGATCGGCACGACAGAGTTTTTCACCACCACACCGCCGGGCATGGTCTCCGTCTACTCCGACGACGGCATGTCGTTCTGCTACGACGTGACCGGGGCGTCGGGCGGGACAGCGGCGTGGACGATGACATCCCAGCAGTACGCGCTCGCCGCCGCTTCGTTCAGCGCGGCCCCCACTTACCCGGCCGTCCCGCCACCACCGGTGATGCAGATCACGTAAACCACGTCCCCCAGGCCAGGTTAGGCGCCAGGGAGGGGACGGCCCGTGGCCTGGACGAGGATCCAGTCGGCGTCCGCAGCCGCCACCGGCACCGCTTCCACGAAAACGGCCACGTTCACGACGGCGAACGCGTCGGCGGGCACGAAAATCATCGCGGCGGTCGGGTGCTGGCTCAACGGCCACGCGAACACTGTCATCACCTCCGTTGAGGACGCTGCCAGCAACCCGCTGACCCTGATCGGCCGCGTCACCACCGGCACGACGATGGACGTGTCCCTGTGGGCCATGGACACGCCCGCCGGGGACGTGGGGCTCAAACCTGCGATCACCGTTACCGCATCGGTGTCCGTCGCAATATCCCTCGTCATCCAGGAAGTTTCCGGGCTCCTGGCAGGTAACACGACGGTGATGGCAGACGGGACGCTCGCGTCCAACTCGGGGAACGGCGGCTCCTCCACCGGGTCACCCACCTACAGTTCCACCGCCGCCAGCGAATACCTGGTTTCCGTTTACGGGGATGACGGCGGCCCGGAAACATGGACCGCACCCGCGGCTCTGACCGCTGACGTCAATGATGTCAACAGCAACTCCAACGCCACCGCCGCGATCGCCTACGGCAACTCCACGGGTGGCGCTGAGTCCGCGAGCTGGGCACTGACGGGGACGGCCACCAACTGGGGCACGCTTCTCGTCGCGTTCAAGCTGGCGTCCACTGGCAGCCCCGCGCCTTTGCACCCGCGTTCCCAGCCGGTGACCGTAGCAGGCAGGCACCTTCCCGCCCGCGGCCGTGCCCGGTTCTCACCCGGCCAGTTCTCCGGCACCGGCCCGCCGCTGCGGCCTTTGCGCGCACCCGTCCAGGCACGCAGGCCCGTAAGCCAGCGCTACGGACGGGTGTCGAAGTCTTACACGGCTTCCGCACCGGGCACCCCCGTCGCCGGTATCCCGTCCCAGCCGAAGCCGTACGTGTTCCGGTCACCCACGCCCCACCGTGCGGTCACCGGCAACAACATGCAGTGCGGCGACGGGGTAGCAGCCCCGCTGCCGGTCACGGTGACCGTTGCCACCGCATACCAGCAGCCGCCGCGCAGCAGGCCCGGCCCGGCCACCGCACGGGCACACACCGGGTCGCTGGGCCTGTGCGCCGCCGGGATCGCGTCCACGGTCGTCACATCCCGTGGGTCGCCAGCGCCGCGCCGCCCGGCTGGCCCGCGTTCCGCCTCCCCGCGGCGCGCCAGTGTGGGTGGCGCGGCTTACGGCACGAGCACCGTCGCCGCCAGCCCTGTCACGCTCCGCGCCGCATCCACCGCTTCCACCGGCACCACCGCCGGCGGGGCCGCGCCACTGAACTTCACCATCCCTGCCGGAACCCAGCCCGGTGACATTCTCGTCATCTGGTGTTACGCCGGGACGTCCAGCGTCATCTCCTGGTCGGCCACCGGGTGGACCGCTGTCACCGTCGTCAGCGGCACGTCGGGTGCCTGCCAGTTGCTGTACCGGGTGGCCACCGGTGCCGAAGGGTCAACGGTCACTGTCACCTGTTCCGCGCCGGAACAGTGGGCCGGGGTCATCGCCGGGTACTACAACATCAACTCCGTCTCACCGTTCGACCCGGCGCCCGCGTCCGGGCAGATCAACACTTCCAGCACCACCGTGGCCGCCGGCAGCATTACCACCACGCTCGCTGGGGACAAGCTTCTGTGGTTCGGTGCGATCGACGCCGGCTCCGGTGGCACCCCCGCCGTCCTGACCGTCCCATCCGGGTTCACCGCCGAAGTCACCCAGGTCTCCACCTCCGCAGCGTCCGGCACGAATGTCGGCGTCATCTTCGGGGACGTCACCAAAGCCACCGCTGGCGCGACCGGCGCTGAGAACGGCACCGCCGCCTCAGGGCACGTCAACGCCGGCTGCCTCATTTCTGTCGCGGACCAGCTCACCGCAACCGGCCCCGCCGTCTACCAGCGGCCCCCGGGCTGCGGATCCGGCATCGCCTCCCCGGTGGTCACACCGCCGCCCCCGGCGGTTCCCGCGCCTTCGATGCGCCCGGCAATCCGTTCCCTGCCACCCCGCCGCGGGCTGATTCCCAGCGGGAACACGGGCACACCCGCCGGCGGGATCCGCGGGAACGCGAACGCGGCCCCGGTGCCACTGCCCCCGCTGCCACGGCCCGTTATCCAGCATGTGCCGATGGCTCGTGCACGACTGGGGAACAACCTCGCCTGCGGCGACGGGGTAGCGGCTCCCGTCTCCACCCCGCCCGGGTCACCGTCACACCCGAAGCCGTACGTCTGGCGGAGCCCTGCCCCACGGCGGGCCATTACCGGTAACAACGGGCAATGCGGCGACGGGATCGCGGCGCTCGTCAACCAGCCGCCGCCAGCCCTCGGCGTCCCGCAGCCCACCGCGCCGCTTCTTGAGTTCCGGCCCGCACTGTCCCGTGGCCGCTGGGGCGGCGTCACCGGCCCCGGGAACGCTGCTACTGCGGCGGTCAGTGCCGCCAGGCCGCAGGCTGCCCGGTCACCAGCCCCACGGCGGGCATTGTGGCACGGCCTCGCCAGCCAGACCGTCACCCCACTCGGCACCGCGTCACGGCCCAAGCCGTTCGTGTTCCGCGGCCCGCCGCCCCACCGGGCTATCGCGGGTAACAACGGGCAATGCGGCGACGGGTCCATTGGGCTGGTCAACCCGCCGGCCGGGACAATCCCGCCTGCGCGTAAAGTTCCGCTGTTCCCACCGAAGATCACCCGGGCCAGGATCGGCCGGGGGACCGTCTCCGGTGGTATTACGGCCGGGCCGAACCTCCCGCCGGGCGCCGGTGCCTACCAGCGGACGCCGCCGGTCATCAAACGGCCAGCACTGTCCCGGGCCCTCACCGGCCACGGCGGGGTCGCTGGCGGCGTCCGCGGGCTCGTCAACCAGCCGCTGTCATCAGCGCTCGGGCAGCAGCACGCATGGGTGGCCCGCAGTCCCGCACCACGCCGGGCGATCG